ATGATTTCCCCTTTTCGCGCTTGCCGAAACCTGGTGCGAACTAAGTGCCAAGAAGCAGGAATCAAGTTCATTGAAGTCTTGGTCAAGTGCCCGGAAGAGAACTACCGAACATACGATCAAGAAGTTGGGTACGAAGACCCTCTCACGCCTGAGATTGTATCTGAGAACCGTCAAAACCTTCTTGCCTAGAAAACAATTTGCAGGTGTAATAACCACACACTATGAATCACGCATCATAAGTCCTCATGGATACCCCAGAGAAACCAAACTTCATAATGAGACATCTTCCTCTTTTGGGAGGGCTCTCCGGTGTCGCCGCATTTGGGGCAATTTTTTGGTCTTACGCACTATTACCGACCAGGGTGACCATGATTGAAGAGATCAACAAACAACATGAAACCCGTCTTTCCGCTATCGAGTTAGATAACTCCCAACGCCGTGAGGCACTTGCAACGGCTCTAGCACTAATACAGCAAATTGATTCCCGAACACGAAGGATTGAAGATCACTTGATCGCCCCTAGCAAATGACACCGTTAGCAAAAGAAGCTGTTGCCGCGTTTCTTATGACGAGTTTCTTACTTGGACTGATTACGATTGCTCTTTCTATCCTAGTGGGGTGTTCCTCTGATCCACTTTCCAAGCGGCATACCTCATCCCCCGACACATACATACAAGGGGCCACTTCAATCAACGATCAGATTGACCAGAAGGTCATCATTCTCGAACACTCTCGATGAAAAGTATATTTTTCTTTTTTGTGCTTTCCGCCGGTCTATTGGCAAGCCCACTTTCCAAACAGCAAATAAACCTGCTCAATCAAATAGAAGTTCTATCAGCGCAGGAAAAAACGGATCTTTTGCACGCCCAACAAGACTATTTGAAAGTTGAAGGGCAGTTAAACTGGTATGTCGAAGACGATACCAAGCAGGCACAGCGCGGAGATCTATGGGAGCATCGTACTGAAGTAGTGGTAGAGATAGGTGCTTTCTTTTTTGCTCTTTATGTGGGGACAGTGATTGCAGGACTCATCATCAGAAACTTCCCAGCCGTCGAGGGTTGGATTGCAAGTGCGGTAGCCTACGCTCTTTGTTTCTTTGCTAGTATGTACGTTCTAAATCATTTTATCGATGAAATCGGGAAGCTTATACCTACTGTTCCTTCTTGGGACGAGGCAACTAGGTGGTTTCATCACGCTAAACAATCTCTTCGGTGAACTTCTCCGGTATCGTAGACTGGATTCGCAGGGCGTTATCCGAGTCCGACGGAACACCCTCTAGCCTTCGACCTCCTTTTTGGTTTCACGATTTCATCCTAGGGCTGTGCATTGTCTCCGTCGTGGTTTTTACACTTTGGTCGCATTACCACGACCCCAAGAATCCCTTTAATCCTACTGCGATTGGTGCTGTTTTGGCCGGATGGTTCACTATCAATAGAGGTAGCAAGATTGTTCAAAAGGGTGTTGAAGCAACTCCGGCTCAAGAAACTTCATCGCTCCCCTCAAAATTATGACAATCCAAGAGATCTTGAATTACGCCGCAGAAGGGCAGTCTCCTAGGTTTGTTAAGTGGCTAGGTTTTGTCCTAGGGTGGGAGTGTGCTTACGAGTCGGATGGTGTGACTATTCGGATTGAAAATGTGCCAGGTGATAGTGGAGGAAGGACTGTTTGCGGCATTGATGAAGCCAGCCATCCGACGTTTCCTTTCGATAGCTGGACGGCGGAAGACGTTGTCCAGGCGTATTTGAAAGATGCTTGGAACTTTCTCTCTTCTTTGCAGTTTCCCGTTTGTGAAGTAGCCGCAAACTTTGCTGTCAACATGGGGCTAGGCAATTCAGTTAGGCTCCTTCAAGAAGCTATAGAGGCTCAAACTACAATCACCATCGATGGAAAACTTGGCCCCGATACCCTAGGATCCGCCAATCAAGTAAACCCTTATCGCCTAGCCGAGGACATAGAGTCAGCCGCAGACGCACGATATCGGAGAATTGCGTATAAGAATCCGGTAGACCGAAAGTTCCTTGCTGGGTGGCTGGCAAGGGATGTTTCACTTGATCACTGGTGGAAAAAACTTTCTGATTTAGAAAAGTAATACTTGCATAAAAGGTTATTACATCCATATTCCCTGCGACTCTCATGGCAAAGAAAACCAAAGCAGTTAAACTGCCGCCAGTAAATCCTAGGATCGGAGGAGCCGTCGTTGTTTCCGATCTTCACTGCGGTTCTTCCGTGGGGCTATGGCCTGATGGTTTTGAAACTGAGACCGGAAATCAGATTAAGCTGGGTAACAATCTTCATCAGCAATGGCTTTGGAAGTGCTGGCTTGATGCGGTCAATAAAGCTGTAAATCACTTTAAGGGCAGGCCGTTTGTCGTAATCGTCAACGGAGATTGTATCGAAGGCCGGCATCATGGGACTACCGAGATTGTAGTGGCAAAGAACATTGATCATGCCGCCGCCGCAACCGAATGTTTGCGCCCTCTTGTGGAGTCTTGTTTCAAGACTTATTTTACCGCTGGTACTGAGTGCCATGTGGGAGACTTCGAGAAAGTCATCTGCAAAGAACTTGGCGGTGAGTGGTGTGGAGACAAGGGACTTATTGAGATTAACGGAACACTTCTTGACGTAGCTCATCATATGCCCACCGCAGGTCGTGCTTACCTTGAGGCCGGAGCCATGTCGATTACGATGGGCAACGCCAGACTGAACTACGCTAGGGTAGGCCAGCGTGTCCCTAGGGTGTATCTACGAGGTCATCGCCACACAGGAGGATATTACTCGGATGGACACGCGCTGTTCCTAGTCACGCCAGCGTGGCAACTTCTTACCAGATACGGACACAAAGTAGTCGGAGACTCAATTTGCCGACCTGGCATTGCCATTCTGGATTGGGACGCCACTCCAGATGGAGGTCTTCCATCCACGCAACTATTGACTTATGACCCAGAAGAAAGTGAATCCACCCGAGCATGACCTCCTAGCATCTGCATGGGATGCTATAAAAACAGAACTAATAACGGCTTCTGTAGATACCTACAGAGAGCAGGGTTGGAAGAGCTTATACGATCTCAAAGCTGAGGCAGATCTTCCTCAGTCTACGATGAACAATCGCCTCAACAAGCTGGTAGAGGAAGGAAAGATGGAAAAGATACAGGTCAGCGTAGTCGGAAATAATGGAGTTCGCAGACCTATAAACTTTTATCGTCCAACACTCATCCAGCGTTTGACTAAAAAGTAATAACCGCTTAACCTCTTTATTCATGCTTCTCATTCTTCCCATTAGCCGAATCGATTCTGGGTTGGCTTTACGACTAGCAAACTGGATTTCTACCCTAGGAGGCGGAGCTAACCATCATTTATTGGTTTCTTGCCCACTCAACCAGAAAAGCGTAGCTGAAGAAATCCAGAACATCCTTAAAGGAACTTTTGCTTCTGCTGGAATTTACGTCCTTGATCAGGATCATGAGCTGGGTTGGCCTTCTTCCGCAAATTTCATGTTCAAGAAAACCGCGGGGTATGTCTACGCGAGAGGAAACCGTCTCCCTTTTTATTGGTTTGAAGCCGACAACGTACCCATGAAGTCTTCTTGGCTGGACGATCTCCAGACTGAGTACAACCTGGCACAGAAACCCTTTATGGGCGTCGTAGAAGATTCCATCGTAAGGAAGCCGGATACCAAAGAGTTCATTAGGAAGGACGGACAACATATGAATGGAAGTGGAATCTACCCTGCAAATTTTGTTCGTGCCTCACAGCTATTTGATTCGATTCATACTCATAAGGAAGCACAGCCTTGGGATATCTATCTGCGCTGGGAAATGAAGGGTTGTATCCACAACAGCAAGCAGATGATCAACAACTGGAAGAGCAAGGAATACGTTCGCACTTCCGACGGAATGATCGCCTGCACGGCTATGGATCCCAATCACCCACCCAAGTATGTTACCGACGCTATTGCCGTTGTGCATGGGTGTAAGGACGAGTCTCTTATCGATCTTTTGGAGAACAAATCAGCCAAGCCCTCTAAGAAATCAAAGTAATGGAGATCTCGACTGCCCCTTTAGATATTGCTGGACTCGATCCAGTAACAGGAGAAGTTCCTGAACGTAGAGTTGCTGATGTAGATGCGGCTCGTAGCATCTACGACACCATTTGGACAAGCGATCTTGGTAGCTCAAAAAACCGTTCTTTGGTGGATGCCATGTTTGGAGGTGCCCCTCCTTTCAATCCCGATGACCTAGTCGAAATCGGACAATCAGAAAGAACCAACATTGATTTCGGAATTGCCGCCGCAGTCAAAGATCAGGCTTTAGCTCAGTATTACGATCTGACTTCGAGTGTTCCTCGCCTAGCCTCGGTTCATGTTGACTACGGAACGGATGAACAGCGGGTCGAATGGGAAGGGATTATCGCCGAAGAGTTCCATCATACGCTGATGAACTGGACGGAGTTTGAGTTCAACCATCAGCTTCTTTCAGACCAGTTTGTTTCACATGGAGTGGGAGTTGCTTACTTCGAGGATGAGACCGACTGGCGTTATCGTGTAACCGGACTCAATGAGTTCAAGATGCCCCGCGGAACAAAAGCCAGCGAGGCTGAGATTGAAGTTGCAACCGTGGAGCGTGAATACCTAGCCCATCAGCTTTATGCTTTTATCCGAAATCCTGAAGTAGCCGAGGAACTAGGATGGAATGTAGATATGGTAAAGCAGGCACTTATGCACGCCTGCCTCGCCACTCCTACCCCATATCTTGCTGACTGGGAAAAACTCGAAATCGAACTCAAGAACAACGATCTACTCTATGGCAATTCCAAGGCCAAGAGGGTCAAGGTTGTCCATATGTGGGTTCAAGAGTTTTCAGGCAAAGTCTCTCACATGATTTTCCTTAAAGACCCGCTTCCGGCAGACACCGGATTCGGTGAGGCAAACGAGCAGTTCTTGTACGAGAAGTTCGAGCGTTTTGATGCCCCAACTCGTTGCTTTGTTACTTTCACCTACGGAATTGGAAATGGTTGCTACCACGGAATTCGAGGACTTGGGTACAAGATTTACCCTCACATCCAGCTCATCAATCGTATGCGGTGTGGCATGAGTGATGGGGCTCTTCTGTCTTCCGCACTCATCGTCCAGCCCAGTGATGCCAGCACTCGTTCCCTAGAGGATCTGACGCTGAACTACTTTGGGCCTTACGCCCTTTTCCCTGCCGGCCTTAAAATCGTTGAAAAAGCGGTTCCTGATTTCCGCGCCAACATGATGCCGGTATTGGCAGACATGACGCAGACTCTTCAGAACAATACGATCGGGTTTCAGAGCCGTGCCATTACTCCCGAAGGACAAGCTCGCACCGCTTTTGAAGTCCGCGCCCAACTTCAACAAGAAGCAACTCTTACCAGTGCATCCATCAACCTGTTCTACCATCCTTGGAAGCGTCTTCTTTGGGAGGTTTTTCGTAGACTCAGCCGCAGGGACTCTTCTCCTTTCGAGCCGGGTGGCAAGGAAGCGGTAGCGTTTAAGAAGCGTTGCATGGAGCGCGGTGTTCCTGCCGAGGCTATCTACCACGTTACTGCTGTTTGGCCTGTCCGTGCCGTCGGTAACGGGAGCCCCGCCATGCGTAGTCAGGTGCTTTCCCAGATGATGTCCATGTATGGTGCTCTCGATCAGGAAGGTCAGGCACATCTTCTACGAGACAACATTGCCGCACTTGTAGGTCAAGAAGCGGTTAATCGGTACGCCAAACCTATTGATCAACCTCTTCGTCCCCCTATTGACGATAAGATTGCTATTCTGGAAAACGCCACCATGAGCCACGGAACCACCATTCCCGTATCTCCTGGTGAAGATGACTTTATTCATGCCGGTCGTCACTTGCAGGCCCTTGACGAACTCGATCAAGCCCTAGGGCAGGGTCAAGCAGATCCCAAGGCTTCCCTTATGGCGATGGAAGCATTTTTGCCGCATACAGCACAACACGTTCAGAGACTAGGGCAAGACAAGCTACGAGGACAGCAGGTAGGTTTGATGCGCCAGCGACTTCAGCAACTCAATGCAACTGCAAAGCGTTTGCAAGATCAGCTACAAGCCCAGCAGATCAACGCTCAGAAAGCCCAGCAGGCACAGGCTCAACGTAATGCAGAGCAACAACAGGCTCAGATAAAGATGCTTCAGCAGAAGGCCGCGGAAGCCGATGCGATGTCGCCAAAACTGAAACAGCAGATTTTGGAAAGCCAAGCCAAGATGCAGATGGAAGCACAACGTCATCAGCAGGAGATGGCTTTGAAGCAAGCCGAAGTTTCTCAGAAGCTCGCTCTGCGAGATGCTGAAACCGCCGCTAAAGTTAAAGCCGCCGGTATGCCGGCAGTACCTACGACCGTCCCGATGGCTCAACCCGATCAGGAATAGTAATAACCACATATATGACCACCATTAAAAAGCGATTCACTAAAGTCATAAAGAACGCCACAACAGGACGTACTAGAACCGTTCACTACGGACAGGCTGGAAAAGCTAAAGATGGCGGTGATCGCATTCGCCCAGGAACTAAAAAGGGCGATGCCTATTGCGCTCGATCCAACAAGATCAAAGGAGATTGGAGAAAAGACCCCAACTCCCCCAACAGCCTTTCTCGCAAGAAGTGGAAATGCCACGGAAACAAGTCCATGCGATAATTTATGCCAAGAGTCAGAGACTACGCCAAGGAGTATAGGGATTACCACGGTAAGCCCGAACAAATCAAACGTCGAGCCGAGCGCAATGCTGCTCGTGCAAAGATGGAAAAAGCAGGCCGAGTCCGAAAGGGCGACGGAAAGGATGTTGATCATAAAGATCACCGAACCAGCAATAACCGCCGTTCCAACCTTCGGGTTATGTCGGCATCTAAAAATAGGTCTCGCCAATAATGACGATCCTCGATTTTAGATCGAACGAGGCTTTGGTGACTGTGTTTTCACAGCTTATCAAAGCTCCCGAATTCGAGTTGGCGATTAACACAATCAAAGACGCCTACCTGCCCATCTCTTCGGAGCCTCCTAAAGGGGTTTCTTTTGAGACATGGAATAGTCATCAGAATACCCGCCGTGAGGGGTTTTATGAGGCCATTCGTCTTATCGAACTCATGGCAAAGCCAGTCTCAAAACAAAAAGAAATTTCAACCCGTGGCCTTATGCCATCGCTCGTAAACGAAGATACTTATGAACCCGCAAACTGACGCAAACCCCGAAACTAGCACCATGATTCCTCCTCCGCCTGATTTGGCAGAGTTCTCCAGCAAAGGAGATACCGGAGGAACACAATCGTTCGAGGCCGCCACCGCATTTGGTGCCGCCTTCGATAAACTAAAAGACGAGGGTAAGCTGACTTTTGACGAACCCGCTCCATCAACTCCGGCATCGGAAGCCAAAGCCCCTAGGGTGGACGATGATCCAGGTTTCAAACCCTCCGAGATTGTCAAAGAGGAGAAAGCTCCCGCCAAATCAAAAGTAAAAGAACCTGTAAAGGAAGAGACTAAATCCCCCGCGGATTCTGTTTTCCCTAGCGCAGAGGATCTCGCAAGCATCATTTCCCCCAAGAAAGATGAGGCTACGACTGCCGAAAGCGATGAGATTCCAGAGAACTTGAAGGGTGCTACCAAGAAAGCCCAAGAGGCTTGGAAGGAACAGCGTGAGGCCATCAAAGCCGAGAAAAAACGAGCTGATGAGCTTGCCGCTAGGGTAGCCGAGCTTGAGAAACAGAAGATCGACCCCACGGAACTTGAGCGTATTCGCAAAGTTAACGAAGAGTACGAACGCGAGCTTCAGGTAGTTCGAGTCGAAGCTACTCAGGAGTATAAAGAAGCCGTCTTGGTTCCTCTTTCTAAGGTTCAAGAGTCAGTCACTGGCCTTGCCACAAAGTACGATATCAGCCCCAAGGATCTCTTTGAATCACTTGCGGATCCAGAAGGCGATAAAATCACCGACCTAGCGGCTGGAATGAACGATCGTGATCGTTTCCGTCTGTACGAGATGGCGGATCAATTCTCGAAAGTTCGCACTATCCGTGACCGAGTTGTCAATAATGCCAAACTCGCCCTAGAGAAGATTAACGCCCACCGTGAGGAGCAGGCTAAGGTTCAGATGGAAGAGGGTAGTAAAGCTTACTCTCAAGCTATCGAAACCATTGGCAAAACAATCACCGAAGCCAGCCCTATCTTTAAGCGGGTCGAAGGAAATGATGAGTGGAACAAACAGCTCGACGAGGCTGAAGCATTCGCTAGGAATGCACAGCTTCAAAGCCCTGATCCCGCTATTAGGGCAGGTATTGCTTGGAGAGCGGCTCTTTCGCCGATGCTCTTTAACCAAGTAACCAAGCTCTACAGCGAACTAAAGGAAGCCCAGTCACAGCTCGCCAAGTACACCAGTGCGAAACCGAAGGCTGGGGGAGGGGCATCACCTGCTGACGTAGCCGGTGGCGGTAAGCCTCAGTACGACGACTTCCTCGATGCCCTAAAAGGAGAACTCAGGTTTTAGTTTTTAAGATCTAAAATAACGCCCTAGGGTTGTGACTTTATTGTTGCACCCTAGGGTGTTTTGGTGTAATAACCTGACCATGCCGGTTACAGGGCAGTAAATCTGTGGCAACAAAAACTGCGTGTAACCACTCTCGACCGCACGAGGGAACAAGAACTACTACTCTTTGCCCACCTCAAATGAGGAAAGGGACAACAAAGTGTAATAACCCCATACTTTTCAAAAATCATGGCAGCTCAAACAAATATCGAGCAGTTGTTCGTTGAGTGGTCTGGTCTTATCCGCAACAACGTGGCTAAGAACATTGTCACCAGCGACTTCTATCTTAAATATCTTCCCAAGGAGCCTTGGGTCGATGGTCAGGGTACCGCAATCACCTATCCGGTGTACGAGCGTACTCTTCCTACCAACCCTGTTACCTTCTCCGCTTGGCAGTCGTCCGGTGGCGATGGCGTTATGAATCCTGGTCAGAATGCCGACGGATCTCCGTTTGCTTCCACCCAGCAGAACGCTGACGGTACTACTTCCATCAATAACCAGGGCGATACCTCAGTATCCGGTGGTGTTGCCGGAATCGTTGGTGGCGGATCCTATAGCGCAGGTAGCAACATCGATTCTTTCGGTGTTACCCTCCGCACTGCTTCGCTCAAGAAGGCCGCTCTGAACTCACCCAACATCGATCTGAATGACCTTCAGTTCGCATGGCAGGTTGAAGATCAGGTCAAAAACGTCATTCGTGTCCTCTCTGAGAACACCAAGTACGTCTGGACAAACGCCTATCAGGACGAGTACATCGCCGCTACGGGTGCTAAGATTATCGCCGCCGCTGGTCTTCCAGAGGGCACGACTAGCTTCCCGCTCACGGCTCCTACCAGCCGCCTCACCTGGGGTATTCTGGAGTACATCTACGAGCGTCTCGGCTACAATGGTGGTTCCATCAATCCGTTCATGCGTGTTGATGAGACGACCCCCATCTATGCAGTTGTCGGCGAGCGTTGGACGTTCCGTGATCTCCTCATGGATGACAACAACGTCCGTCAGGACTTCCGTTTTGCCTACCAGGGCGACAGCAACGAGAAGAGCAATCCTCTCCTTGCCGCTCCCGGCCTGAACGGTGTCTATCGTGGATTCAAGTTCTTCAACATCGAGCTACCCCCACGGTATGACCTCGTTGCCGGAGCTTGGGTGCGTCGTTTCCCATACAGCCCCCTTGCCACCACTCGTGGTGATGCTTGGGAAGTCCAGCAGGCTTACAAAGCCGCCGCTTACACGGACACGGCTGTGTACCATCAGGATGTTCTCAAGATCCTCATTCCGAAGCCAAAGGTTTCGGGTGGCGGAATGACCTACAATCCCCAGTATTCATGGACTGGTGAATTTGTATGGCGTAACATACCTGACAGGACATCTAACATCGATGGAAGCATCGGTTTCTTTAGGGCTTTATATGGTTATGGCCCTAAAGTTGAGCGTCCTGATCTCGGTTTCGTGGTGCGCCACCAGCGTGCCCCTCGCGGAATCTCTGATCTGGTTCCCGTCGGCACTCCTGACGCCAGCTACTAATTAGAACAGCCCCTCTACCTCAACTGCCCTAGAGCCTACAAAGCCCTAGGGTAGCCAGGTGGAGGGGCCTTCTACTTATGAAACCTCACAAATCACTTTTGATCATCGGCATCGCCGCAAAAAAACCTATGGAAGACGACAATAAGGTCATTGAATTCCCAGCCCCAAAAGGCTTCACCCCTCCCGATAACGCCAAAGAGGGTGATACCTTCGAGGCTCTCGCCACTCTGCGTATGCAGGCTGACGGGGTTCTTCAGCTTGATGCCATCGATGGTATGCCTGTGATGCACGACGCAAAACAGGAGATGATGGAAGATCAAGACCAGTCCCCTGAAGAAGATCAGCATGAAGCTGAAATGAACGAGGATCAGGAAAGCGCAACAAGCACCCAGCCTAGTGAAGACGAAGCTGATCAGGGTGAGGATGGCGATTTCTTGAAAGCCGTCATGGGCGGTCTGAAAAAGAAAGGGATGAATAAATAATCCCCTAGGGGATCTCAATGATCACCGATCCGAAGCGTCTTACCGACGGATTCAGGGGGTTACCAGATGGTATGGATGGCAGTCGCCTTCCGCCTCTGGTGCCTCCTACTTCCGTTTGGTATGCTGAGAACGTCTCTTTCCGAGACGGACTTGGTGCAAAGACCCGTCCGATTTTCAACGAGATCCCTCCTTCTTTTTGGAGGCCATCTGTTCGTGGAGACAACGGACAGCTAGAATCTACGGTACTTGGAGATCAAATAACGATTGCCGGATACGGAGTCACCACATCATCGAGCAGATACAACCTGTTCGTCCAACAAGCACTTAATTTTCAAGGAGTATATTTTTACAACGATCCTCGTTTTGGAAATCCTGCCCAAGTAATTGTTGTCAGTAGCGGCGTTATTGTGGCTCTTAACTTTGCCGCTAGAAGTTGTTTTGTTCTCAATTTAGATTCGACCGGGGCTATCAAGTTCCTCAATCCTTCTTTGCCTGTCTATATGTGTCAGGCAGGTAGATTTTTGATTATACAGAATGGATATGATACTCCTCAAATCTACGATGGGTATCAGTTAAGACCCTCAACTGCATTTGGGAATGGAGTTAATGTAGTACCAGTAGGAAAGCAGATGGCCTTTGGTCAAGGTCGTCTTTTTGTTGCAAACTCTGATGGTACACAGATTACCGCAGGGGATCTTATCTACAGCGGAAGTTCTGCTTCGGTAAACATTTCCTCAATTACTCCACCTTCTTTCAAGGTAACTGCCTCCATAGTACAACCTACAAGCTACCCTGTAACTGCTTCGGTAACTGGAACAACCTGCACATTGACAGGTACAGGGCTCCCGTTCACCGCCGGTAGCGTATTTTACATCACCAGTAACAATTCAAACGACTCTACGAATGCAGTTTTAGAAGCCAATTTTATTGTGGCATCAACTGCAAACGCCACGACAATTACCTATCCTGTACCTAATGGAACAAATGCTCCGGTAGGAAAACTTTCGATAAGCCAACCGATTGCAACGTGCACACTTTCTGGAGTTCAGATGCCTGTAGTTCCTGGAGCTAGTTTTTTAGTTTCTAGCGATAATACCTTGGATGTTTCAAATGGTGCCCTAGGGACATTTGTTGCAGGAACCCCCACAACTCCTACTACCATAACGTATCAAGTGCCGGCAGGCACGACATTACCTGTTGGTAATCTTATGGTGAACTATGGGTTCCCTGGCTATGTCACGGTGTCAACTGCAACACCTCATGGGTTTTCTGTGGATAGCGTCGTAACGATTCAGGGAACTACTACAACAGCCGCTTTGAACGGAACTTTTGTGGTTCAGCAGATCTTAAATTCTACGGCATTTACGATTGCGGTAGATGGCTATGCTTACGGGTTTGGTACCGGAGGAACTGTAACTCTGACAAACTCCGGTCAAGATACTGATCTTTTGAATTTTACAGAGACTACGTTCCTAGCCGAAGGGGGAAACCTATCCATCCCTGCTGATCTAGGAACCATTGTCACTATGAACTTTGTCCCCTTGCAGGATACTTCGACGGGTCAGGGTGACTTGGTCGTTCTTTGCAATCGAGGCGCGGCTTCCATTGCGGTAGCTGTAGAACGATCTCTTTGGAGTCAAACACCTGGATTTCAACGAGTTCTCTATCGAGACATTGGAGCTGTTTCCGATAGCACGGCTATTGTAAACGGGGACTTATTTTTCCGGTCTTTGGATGGAAATGGTATACGGTCATATCGAAGCGCACGAGCCGAGTTTACGGGGTATGGTCAGGTACCTATATCAGCAGAAATTGATCCCATTCTAAAACAAGATACTACCTGGTTGCTGGGAAACGTTTCTTTCCTTTACCACAACGACAGGCTGTTGATGACTTGCCTGCCTGAACAATTTCCTCCCCAAGCCGGAGACCCGTCGTCCATCAGCACGCTTCCTATTTACTATCGAGGAATTGTCGCTTTGGATTTTAGGGCGGTTGCAAACGGGCATCTAAGCGGAACTGCGAAACCGGCGTTCGATGGCGTTTGGACAGGGCAGAACATTCTTAGGATCTTTGGAGGTAATGATGCTGGTGTTAAGAGAGCATTTTTCCTTTCCTACAATACAACGTCAGTAGGCACACCTGGAGTAGGACTCTGGGAGATCGTTGAAACTGGTGAGTGCGACTTAGGTACTCAAGGGCCAATTCCAATTACAAGTACCCTGATAACCAGAGCATACAATTTTAACGAAAATATGGCTTTGAAAAAGCTGATCCGGCTTGATCTCTGGTTTGACTCCATAGAAGGAGGCCCAAACAGATCGGTAATCGGAAGCGTGTCGTATAGACCTGACGATTGGCCTAGTTGGATTCCTTGGGCAACGATTACTAAGACTTCAAATTCTGAGACGGTACCTGGCAATTACGCACTCTATCCCACACTTTCTGACGGATATGCACCGCAACTAAGGCTACCAGCTCCTTCCTACCCAACATCTTCAGCAGACGCTACAGCCAATACTTATAGCTCAAAACCTTCTGCCCTAGGGTATGATTTTAATTTTCAACTTTCTTGGACAGGCCATGCCCGTCTGGGTCGTTTAATGCTCCATGCTCTAGAGATCGTAGAGCCAGTCGGAGGAGGATCGATATGATCTTGCTTGTAACTCTACCCTAGTGTAATAACCTCATAACCTATGGCCTTAATCCCCGGAACCTTACCTACTGGAACGAATTTTCCTGGTACTCCACAGGCTCTCCTTAATCTTCTTTCCTCATACTTATCCGCTCCTCCATCATCTAGGCAGTTGTTTGTTCAGCCTACTTCCGTTGGTGTCCCTACTGATGGAACGGCTCTTTGGTACAACACCGGAGCCAATACCCTTAACGTATACTCTAACGGGAGCTGGAATACTCCGACGGTTGCCAACGGTGCTATCTCTGCTAGTGCTATTGCTACTGGTGCGGTAAATACCAATGCGATTGCTACCGGCGCAGTCACCACATCTACGATTGCCCTAGGAGCAGTTACTCCTGGTCTTTTATCGGCTGGAGCACCTAGCTGGACTACGCAGGGAGCTTTAACTGTCCCTGGTGCCGTTACCGCTACCAAGTTCTACGGTGATGGTACGTCCTTGACGCTACCGACGGCGGCTCAAGCCATACCTAGCGGAGCAATACTTCCGTTTGCTTTCAATACTACACCTTCTGGTTGGTTGATCTGCGATGGAACCGCCTATTCTAGGAGCACCTATTCGGCTCTCTGGACTGCGCTAGGAACTACTGCAAGCCCTTATGGGCAAGGCGACGGATCGACCACATTCAACGTGCCGGATCTCCAAGGGCAATTCATCAGGGGTTATGGAGGGAATTCTGCCGCTTTTGGAACTAAGCAAACAGATGCTCTGCAAGGTCACTACCATTCCGCCACAACAAACGCGAATCCTGCGCCTGGAATAGGAGTAACCTCTTTTAACAATTACGGAATCAATAACAGTCAATACGGAATTAACGGCGTTAATGTAACGTATAATGGAGCGGGTACCGTAACGGTTACAAGTCCCACGACTGACGGAACCAATGGCACTCCTAGGACTGCCGCGGAAACACGCCCCTCCAACATTGCGATGCTCTACTGCATCAAAGCATAATGAGCATTTCCATAGGAACAATCACACCTTTAGCTCCTGGCTCTAAGGCAACTGCAAGCCTTACAGGAACAGCACCTAATCAGGTTTTGAATCTTGGGGTTCCCCAGAACGTAAGCTCTGCCGCCTCTGTTCCTGTAGGCCCAACTCAGATTAACGGAGCATCTGTTCCGATCAGCGTGAACATCCTAGGTGCTAATGCCCTAGGGCAGATTGTGGATAATTCTTCCATTGTTCTTTCAAACAGCACAACGGGTAATGCCGCTACCGCCTCTGCGCCTCAAGCTGGTTCTACTTTGGCTTCTTTAATACCCGCTTCGTGGGGTTCTTTTACTAATCCTCTTGGGGGAGGCGCATTAACTAAAGGAGGTGGATATAACTTTGGATCAATTAGCACAGTACCTATCTCCTCGCTTCCATATCCTACATATCAAGCCTACAGCATAACATTCACAACTCCTCTAAATAATACAAATTATGCGGTTTTAGTTACGGGTCAAGGGTGGGCAAACATACAGAGCGTAAGCACTACCGGATTTGTTGTATCTTTTTATACCGCTTCATCCACCGGAGCGCTGTTAATCAGCAAGCCTCTTTTTGGGAACTTTGTGGTTTATTCTAATTAGTATGCCATCCGCCATCTACAATCTTATCTTTGACAAGGGTGCTGACTACAACTTCGGCCTTGTATTCTCGGATCAGAACGGAAATCCGCTTAATCTTACCGGAATAACGATTACTGCGCCTATTTATGCAAAAGAAGGGGATGCGAATCCTATTTCTTCTTTTGCAGTTACTTTGGATTCCTCAACCGTAGGACGAGCTATCTTCACCCTTTCTGCCACCGCAAGCTCTTCTATTATTTACAGCAAGCCTTACTTTGAAGTCTGGCTTCAGTATCCCTACAACGGAGCACATAGCCGCTACCTTAGAGGCATAGTCAACTTAGATAAATAGTATGAGCGGAGCCGTAAACGTCACATTTCAAGATCTAGTAAGCACTGAGACGATTGTGGTTGACTCAGGTGTTTTTGTTAACAATTTGCAAAACGCCTCGATAACTCTATTGCCACTTAGTTCTAATCCTACGGTTTCCATAACTGGAAATGCCCCTAATCAGTCAATTAACTTTGGCATACCCGCAGGTATTACCCAATCACAAGCCATCGCTTTTTCTGTAGCTCTATGAAACAAATCGCAACCTCATATTCCGTATCTGGAAACCAAGTAACTCTTACAGGTGTTAATGTACCTTTGTCTCAGGTTACTTTGATATCGGATGTAAGTACCGGAACAGTGCTTTATTCAGTGGCCGGCCCCGCCGCCACAAGTTACGTCCAAGGAACAAATTCGGTAATCACGTTGGCTACTGCTCCGGGATCGAATGACGGACTTTATATCGCTTATGATGATGGAGTAAAGACCACGAATGCCCCGACAACGGTAACCGCCAATGTAACTTTTCCTGCAACCCAGAATGTTTCTTTGGTTAGTTCCAGCGATGCTACTGCTATTCCGGTAACCGCAAGTAGTTTGCCTCTCCCTACAGGTGCCGCTACCGCAACAAATCAGGCTACTGAAATCAACTATCTCAATACGATTGCGGGAAATACAAACTCTGGATCTGCAATCACAGGGCAAAACCTAGGGTCAGGGTCGGGTGTACTAGGGTGGCTATCTTCAATTTACAAACAACTGACAAGCACTCTTGTCAGTCAGATATCAGATGGAGTCAACACCTCCAATAAGGTAACCGTTTCTGCTTTTCATAACCAAGATAACACCACTACTGGGACGGGTTATGGTATCTTGACGGGGGGAGTTGCTCAAGTTCTTAACCCTGCTGGCACAATCGATCGTCAGCGGAGTACCGGATTTGATAATATCCCTTCTAGAGGCGTGGCTACTGGGTCTCAACAGCTTGCCTCCGCCTTAATGTCTACGACAGTCACCAGCGGAGCAATCAATGGAAACAATCTCCCACAGAACGTGACTTTGGCGGCTTTGTCTTTTACCTTCCGAGGAGCAACCGGAACTATTCAACCTGGGTCTATCCTTTTGGTCGATGGCGGAAACACAAACCAAGAGTATGTTTATGTTAACTCAGTAAATACCGTAACTAATTCAGTTAACGGTATTTTCTACAATAACCATGCCGCTAATGTCACCGTATCGACTTACTCCTACAATCAAGCCAAAGATGCTACCCTAACTGATGGGTCTACAACTGCTGGGGTTCCGGCTGGAGTAATGTTTTTCTGGAACGCATCGTTGAATAACGGAGTTGGCGGTCTGGAGATGGAGCGTTCTTTCTCCGGCGAGCTTACTGGAGCCACGGGTCAAGGTGCCGCCTGTGCCGTTGTTTACGAGGATGCCAGTGGTGGCCCTGTACTAGCAACAGGAATACCTTCTGGAAAACGACTTTTCCAAGGTCAATCTATGGTCGGTAAAGGATACGCAAGTGCACCAATAACCGCTAGTGTAGCTGGAAATACCAGTCTTGTTTTCTCTTCGGCATCTGCCGCTCAGACAATTCCTGCGGGTCATGCTATTAGGCTTACCGGCGGCGCAACCGCTGAGACTGTGTTTTCTTCTAGCACATGGGTTCCAGGGTCAAGTGCCACGGTTCCGTTGCAGTCTGCGGTAGTAAATGCAGGTCAGACCACCGCTTCTTGGGACATCTATAGTGCAAATGGCCCCGGAATTTCAGGCTTTTTGCCGCACGGAATCGGAATTGAGGAAGAGGCAATTTTTGATCCGGTTACAAACCTTTACTACATCGAGCGTTCCGCAACTCAAGATGGAGTTTCTTCTCAGAATATCGTCCTAGAGTCACCTGGGCTGTGGAACGGGTCTTCAATGGATCGTGCTCGTGAAGTCATTGGAGATGCACAATCTGCGACAGGTCTTCCTGCTGAAGTTCCGATGCTGTTTAATGGAACAACATACGACAGGGCTCGTTCGGGGCAAACGGCACCCATTGCCGCGACAGGACTACAAAACGAGATTACTATGTCAGTGTATAATAGCACTGCTCCAACTGCCACAAGTGGTCAAGCGGTACCATTACAGGGAGACTCTGCCGGAAGGTTACTCGTAAAAGACCATAACGCCGCCGCCTCCGGTAGTGCATTTCTCACAGGAACTGGATCTGCTACGGGCAACTTCTATGCAGTCCAAGTGCTTACCAACACCATATTTGCAACTCTAACGGATTCAACTCGTACTGGTTCAACTATGACGGGTGTAACGATACCGGCTGGAACTACTTTCTTCGGTAACATTACCTCTATTGCTCTTACCAGCGGAACGATTATTGCGTACAACGCTTAATGCCCTCCCTAAGCCTTAAACTAGCCCTAGGGGCATCGATTGGCGGGATTTACACTTCGCCAGTCACATCAGCCCCCACTTGGACACCTTACGGGAGTTATACCGCAGGGCAGTATGTTTGGTATTCCGGCAACATCTACCAATGTTCTTTGGCAACTTCTTCGGTTGTTCCTACCAACCCTTCAAACTGGCTGATCATTGGTAGCGGTTCAGTAATCTTTGATTCTATCTCGACTACTTGGTTTAACGCAGTTTCCGCCGCAGGATCTTCTATTTCTGCCCAAAACCAGATATCGATTAACACGTTCTTGGTATCGCTGAATAACGCAGGAGTATGGAGTTCAATCCAACAGGCAAACCTGCTTGTCGGGCCAACGTCTATTGCGGGTGCGCTAGTTCCATTGGCGGGTACTGTAACCAACAATAACTTTGTTGCGGCAGACTACAATTACCTGACGGGGCTTATGGGCAATGCAGGAAACAAGTATTTGATTACCGGATACGCTAACAACTCAAACGCAAGCAAGCATATGTACGTCTGTGCTACGTCCATGCCCACAAAAACAACGGCCATGTTCTTTATGGGGTCTGGAAACACTTCGGGAGACGGTAGGATAGAGATGCCGACTGGCGTGGGTAGCGGAATCTCAATGGGTCTTAGCTGTACCACTACGAACTATACAAATACCCTCTCGGCTACCAATGGTTTTGGAATGAACCACAACAGTTCTACTACGACGATTCCGTACATTAACGGTAACCTCACCACAATCACCGGAACTGCTCCCACCCAAACCACCGCAAACTATGGAGTTTTCTGCGGAAATACGGCAGGTGCGAGTGATGCAAGGATTGCTTTTTATTCCTTGGGGGCTTCCGCATCTATCCCGATCATCGATACCTGCGTAAAGACTCTTCTAACCGCTCTTGTATGATAAATGATACCAGAGTAATATCCGCATAACCTATGGCAACCCTGTACACAACTGCTCTTCAGATTCTTGCACCCGTCGTGGACAACGGCGTGTTGCCAGGTGACCCTAGGGTGGCCGCTCGCCTGGATGAAGCCCAGCGGAGGCTGATCAATCAGTATAACTTTGTTTCTGCCAGGGAAGAATCACTAGAAACCGCCCTAGTGTGGCAAGCCGGTGGAACTAACCCAGGATTTGCGGACTCCACGTTGATTCTTGATGACATCGATTCAACAAAGTTGATGGTTCTTTGTGCTTTTCGAGAAGAAAACAACCAGATCGATATGGCTGAAGGGCTTGAGAAAAAAGCTTTTGGTTACGTCGAGCGTGACATTGTTGATAACGTAAGTAGGGCTAGATACGCCCTTTTTTCTTCTTTGGCTTTGTCTGATCAAAACACTTTCGGTGGTTTGGTGGGGCGTATCGGATTGGAAACCTTTGAAAGTTACAAAGCACCTAAAGCCCGTCTTCAGAGTTTTGTTAATCAGGGATACCAGCAGGCTATCGACCACTACAATTTCATCGTTCGTAACGAGCAGGCAGAGCTTGCTGTAATGAGCTACAGCCCACTGGTTAACGATACCGACGCATTTCCCCAGATTCTTCCGGCGGAGGTTATTCGTGGGTTTGTACTTTCCATGCTGTCGCAGAATGCTGACAGCGAAGTCCAATACACCAGTGGAAAAGAACTTCAAAACTTCAAGGCGGAGGCACAACAGCTCATCGAGCGTAACGTACAAGCCGCAATCCAACGCCAAAGGTATGAAAATCGTAAGAACAACTTTGAGACCTTGGATCCATCTACCTTCGGATATCACTGGGGTCGCATCGGATTGGATCTAGCGAACGGGCTCCAATACTCCGATGATCAAATAAAACGTGCTGTAAATACCGCCGAAGAACTTCTGATGAACGCCGGCAAGTGGGTTGGCACCATTGATACATACGTTCTTCCGGTTGTTACGAGCGGTGAGGTTTTCCTCCCTAGGGAGGTTGAGACTGTTTTGTTCGCACAATTTGGAAGCAATCCCCAACCTGTCTACGATCGATTCAACGAATGGATGATGGAAGGAAGCGGATTGAGAACCGACGACCAACCTTGGCGGTATTCGTTTATCGATCGCGGCGAGGGTATCGATCCTATAGATGGGCATTTGAAGCGAAAATACTTTGTGAGTTATCCAGACGATGCCGGAGCCAGCATGGCTGACCGATACGGGGGAGAAGCCTTTGCACCTTATTAAACCATGAGCACTCCTGTAACTGTTAACATCTCTAATCAAGTATATGCGTATATGCCAAACACGGCATTTTCCGCTGTCTACTCTACAACACCGGCAAATGTAACTTGCTCGGTAACCTACACTGATGCCCTAGGGAACGTAACGACATCAGCTCCTTCTGCCATAGGTAACTACACTGTTACGGTTACTCCGACTCAATCTGGGTACACGGGATCTGCCGCAACCGCTATAATGACAATTAGCATTGTTACCATTTTAGCTAAAAAGCGACCCATAGCCCATGTAGCTGATTCGGAAACCATGATTCTTAGACACTATCGGGCGATCCTTGAGACAGTTCAGTATATTCTCTCTGATGGAAAAGCCGGAACGCTCGACAGTCCTAAGCAACTTTTGGCGGCTCAAGTTAGCCAAAACTACTTTAAGCAGAACATGAACTCACCTCATAACAAACGAGTTGTCAGTTTCCGATAACTGGTGTAATAACCTTGCAACCTTTTTCATGGAAGCCCCTGTACCTACACCAGAACCCGCCCTAGAGTCAGAGTACCTGATTGACCAGTTGGAGGCAGGCTTGGCTTCTAATCAGGAAAATCTTGTCGATCTTCCTCTGAAGCATCTCTTTACGCCGGGGCTTTACCTGCGTCAAATCTTCATGCCAGCCGGTTCCGTTGTGGTTTCACGACGCCACCTTACCGAACATCCCTTCATTGTCTTAGAAGGGGTAGCGGAAGTCTTTGACGAAAAAGGTGAGTTTATCCAGACCCTAGAAGCTCCTTTTGTCGGAGTTACAAAGCCAGGTACCCGCAGGGTTCTCAACATCATCAAGGACTCTGTATGGCTCACGGCTCACGTTACAGACCTCACGGATCCTAATGAGATCGTTGCGACCATTACGGAGCACAACAACAAGCTCATGCCTGAAGGGTTCGTGGATCAGGCTTTCGAGAACACAAAGGAGTTGCCGCTATGACAATGGCCGCTATTGGAGCTTCGGTTGCCGTCGGTGCCCTAGGGGCTGGGGCTAACTATTTGATCGGACAGTCAAATAAACCTAGTGCATACAACCCAGGAGCAAACAATTTCCTAGCACAGCAACAACAACAGGCACTATCCGATCTTGCGGCTAAGTATCAAGGTCAGGTTGCCGGGTATGGTCAGAACTTCCTCACCGCAGAACAGGGACTGGCTAACACATACGGAACTCAAGGTGCAGGAGCTTCTACGAACTACCTGACCAACACAGGCAATTACCTTAGCAACTACGGCAACGACATCTCGAACCTTGCGATGGGGGCTCCACAGAATGAGCTAAACGCCGCGCAATCAGGGTTGGGCTTTAACGTAAACAACCTAGGGCTCTACGGGGGCATTGCCAATAACCTCTCTAACCAAGCCCAGAACTCTCAGATTGGCCTGGTAAATAATGCGTTACCCTCGTGGCAACAGCAGTATTCACAAGGAATGGAGAATGCAGGCCAGATGCAACAGGGTCTCATTGCCTCAGATGTTCAGGGCAACGTGGGTCGCACCGCCGGATTCAACGCTCTTCAGTCAGGTGTAGGTGGGGGGAGCGGATTGGGTCGCAACCTTACCGCTCGTGATCTGGGGCTGACCTCGATGCAACTGCAACAGCAGGGAACGGCGCAAGCCCAGTCCCTAGGACAGCAACAGTATGGAATGGAGGTGGCGGGACTGCTTACCAACCCAAATGCCATCTACAACAACTCTGGCGTAAATTCTGGTCAGGCCATGAACGCAGGTGCCCTAGGGACGAATATCGCCGCTACTGGGCTACAGACCGGACTTCAAGGAGGTCTCTCTACTCAAGGAACAAACTTCGGAGGTTTGATGAACCTCTATGGGAACGTCTTCAACACCGGAGTCGGTGCAAACCAAAGCGTGATGAACGCAGAAGCGGCGGCGGCGGCACAGGCGGCGGCACTACAGGCTCAAGGAATCACTGGAAACTACGGAACCCAGATGAACGGCAACCTGATGCAGTACCAGTCCAACAACGCACTTTCTGCGTATAACACGCAGATGCAACAGGGGCTTGTCAACGGCTTGACCTCGGCACTAGGAAGCGGGATCGGGGCGTACAACTTCAACAACGCCCTTTCCAACCTAGGAGGAGGAAATCCATACGCCAACACTTTCAACGGAGGGCCACAACCTATGTCCAGCGGATTCTACCCCACTCAACAGGCCGCGCTAACTGCGGCTACAGGAGACAATGGGCTAGTAGGAAACGTAAGCCAATACGGCACAGGGCAGTGGTATATCGGAGGATAATATGGCTGAAGGATATATTGCACCAATAGTACCGAATGACATTCAGACTCCAGGTTGGAACTGGAACCCGTCCACTGCGTATCTGAATGCGATTCAGCAGGGAGAAGACGAAGCGGCTAAAACTGCAACCGCCGCCCGTCAGTACCAGCTTCTTCCGATCCAGTTAGCCTACGAGCAAGCCAGAGCAAAGTATTACGATGCGAGGGCAGATAAGTACGAGAAGGATATAAATACCGAGTCTCCAATCTTGGATCTAAAAGGAGCCGCAGGTTCGTCCAATGCTATAGACGAAATATCCCCTGATCTTTTGAAGCAAATGAACTTCAAATCGGCTGATGATATGGGAGCCGGAGACACAGGAACTACTGCGTCAAATGATTCAAAAACACCCGGCACAACTCCAACTGATTCAGAAATGGATTCAGCGGCGGATAAAAGCAAAAATCCAGCCCCTCCGAGTGGATCAGGCTACGGATCTCTAACTACAGATGATTTGATCCATCTTGGTATCGACCCTAATACTCCCCTAGGAGCAATCATAACCGCTCCAGGTGCACCTTCTACAGGAGATGCGCTTGCCACTATCGCGCAAGGACTTCCAATCACTCCTGAGAACCTAGGCGCAAATTCTCCGGCTAGACTAGCAGATCAGACCACGAGTTCTTCGGGGGATATGCCTACTGCCGCATCTGATGTAGGGATTTCACCTGTTCAATCTGCACAGCTTGCCGCCGCAAATGCAGTACCCGATAGGCTTCAGGCCAATAACCCTTTGGCAGATTTTGCTCACGGAACTGATCAAACTCCAAAAACCCTAGGACTTGGAGGCGAACAAATTCTATCAGGAAGCAAAGGGGTTCTAAACATCGCTGACGCATTGAAGAGCGACGCAAGCACTACTCCAAAAAACGATGGTTCGATTGGCAACAAGATTTCTGCGTATGACACCGCTATGAATCAACTGGCTCTAAGAGCCACGATGGCAAAGCAGGATAGTTTGAGGTACGGAGCACTCGCCAGAGCTACCAGCTCCAAGGATCCTAATCGCATACCACTACTTCAAAAGGCATTCAATGCCTCTGCGGAATCCGATAAGTATGCAAATACGGGTCAAATCCTAGCATTGCACATGACGCAGGAAACCGGACTTGCCCCCCAAAACATCGAATATCTTCGCACGTTAAAAGATCCCAACAAGATCAATGCGATTCACTCGTATGTTCAGAACGGAAAAGCTCCTGACTACGCATCAGCCGCACAGCTATTTACCGCCGAAAGAAATGCCGCAAGTAAACAGGTAGACCCAGCGGCACAGCAGGCTCTTCTTACAAAAATGCTCGGAGACCTTAAAAACGTCACCGATGTAAAAAACTCAGGTAACGTCACCGGAGACAACTATGTCAAACTTCAGGCGCAAGAAAATGCGTTGACCGACCAAATCAACAAATTGACTGGAGTTCAGCCAGCGCAGTCTTCGCAGTATGTTGATCCGCTAGACAAGTTCAACGGAATCAATACAAAACTCTCCGCGCTGAACGCTTCAGGCGTCAAAACCACGGATCTTGATTTAGGAGGAGGGACTAAGCTGACAGGAATTGCTACTGACCCAAACAAGGCGTCAGCGATTATACGGCCTGAAATTATGAAGGCGGCGGCGAACAATAACGCCCTTTACGATATTCCTCACTTCAAGCTCGATACGAATACGCCAGAGGTTCAGAGGTTTATTCAGGATTACAATCAAGCTCCGGCAGGTAAGAACTACGTCATTACAGGGCTACCTGGAATGATTAGGAAAGATCCTTCAATCACAGCCCAGCAGGTATTGGCTGACCATTTTGGTGTGTCTTCAACCCCAGCTAAAAAAGAATCCGAAAAATCTAGTTCTTCGACAACAGCGAATTCTGCAAACCCACTCTTGGTGGATTACACCAAAGACCTATCCCCCGATAATCCTCTGAAGCAACCTACTCAAAACGCAAACGTAGAGGCGGCAAAACAAGAAGCTAGTGCTCAAAAAGCACAGATGGATTTTAAGACATCGCAGGCCAAACAAATGGCGATATCAAACGCTAAAGCTCAACTAGCACAAACCCAGCAAAAACTAGCAGAGATTCAAAACTACTCAAAGAGTAGCGACGCGGGTTTTGGCATATTCTCAAATACATTTGCTCATAACTATGAAGCGTTGAAAGCACAGGAAAAACAGCTCTCCGATTACCTAGCTTCCAATAAATAATAGTTATGTCAGACGATACAAATTCTTTACTACAGGATCCTAATTGGTTGCAGAGTATCGGTCAGGAAATACCTGGTACTTCCGATGCGCCAGAGGATACCGCTCAATTATCTCTAGAGGAGAGGTTGGCAAGGACATCAGGAGGTATGCTCCCCCCTAAACCAACTTCGTTGGTCGGTGAGATCGGAAAAGGTATTGCCGCAGGAGCCCGTGATCTTTACGGAACAGCAGGAGGTTTGGTTGGACTGGCTGGAGATGCCCTAGGGAATCAGGACGTTAAAAATTTTGGATTGGGCATTTACCAAGATCAGCAGGAGGCCAATCAGCAGAACAATGCGCCGGCGGTATCGAGTATCGGAGAGGCAACAAAGAGCTTTGGAAACTTCGCTGACTACGCCGCCTACAATCTTTCAAAGGGACTCACGGAGATGGTTCCCATGCTTGCCGCCGGTGGAGTCGGTGGAGAAATCGCAGGTAGCCTAGCCGAAGGAGCCGTACAGAAGGCTGTCCAATACGGAGTTGAAAAGGGGCTTTCGCAAGAGGCCGCCGAGGCCGCAGTAGCCGCTTCTGTTCGTCAAGGCGGAGCAGAAAAAGCCGCTCAGAGTTTCAGCGAAGCCTTAGCCCCGACGATGGGTGAAGACGCCGCCTCTAAGTTCGGTGAAGAAGCGTTTAAGGCACAATCCGCCAAGAACACGGCATCTTTTCTAGGGGCACAGGCCGGAAATGCCGCCACGATTATTCCTCAGTCCGTTGGTGATGAGTATGGGCAGACCAAAGACGCCGAGACTGCCCTAGGATATGGCACGGCAAGCGGAGCATTGAATGCTGTCGCTATGGGTATTGTTGCCGCTCCTGCTTTCCGATCCATGCTCGGAATCGGAACGGAAGCCGCCGCAAAGTCATCGTTCCTGAAGAGTGCCGCAACCCGCATCGGTACTGATACCGCTCTCATGGTAGGTCTTGCCTACCCTAGCACCTACCTGAATCAGGAGGCACAGGCATCGGTAGATCCAAGTTTCGATATCAATAGCCCTGAAGCCCAGAAACAGCGCATGGAATCAGTAGCAGGCGGGGCTCTTCAAGGTGCCGCTTTTGGTGGACTAGGTTCCCTAGAGTTCCTGCATAATACTGCCCCCCTTACCGCAGACGCCCTTCAGAAGATAACTTTCACATCAAAGGGTGAACAACCTGCACTGACGCCAGAAAAACTACCGGACAACGCAACTCCTCACACGGTATCGCCGGAAGTTACCATCACGGATCCTCGTACCGGCGAAAGCATCAAGGCTCAGAAAAACAACACGGTCGGAAAATGGACGATCAATCATCCAGATGGATCGATGACCATTCTGAATACCGAAGACCCCAATAACACCCATGCGGCTACCCTAGAGTTGCTGGCACAGGAGGAGTTGGACAAGCTCAACAACAAATCAGAAGAAGATAACAACGAGAGTTCTGAATCTGAAAAGCTTCCAGTTGCGACTACCTCTGAACTGCCGGCGGACACATCCGAGTTCTACCCTGCTTCCTTCCCAACCGCATCGGGTCAGGCATTTGCCGGTCAGCCAGCGGAAGAATCAACCGCGGAGCCGGTATCCTCTACGGAAACCCCAACTGAAAAGCAGAAGTTTGCAGAAGCAGGCCAAGTCCTAGGACAACTTGCGGCTAACAAACAAGATACCAGGACGGAATTTCCTGTAGGAACAATCACTGAGTCAACCAGGGATCCAAACCTACTATCTTCAGCACTTCAAAAAGTAACAGGAATCGACCTAGGGTCACAGGTATCGGAGAAAAAAGCACAAGCCGATGCGGCTGTTGCCGCTTCTAAAACACCAGAAAACTTCACCCAAAACCTTCAGGTGGGTGATCCCGTATCCTTCGATCACCCAGAGCTAGGTAAAGTCGATGCAGTGGTCACACAGGCCGAAACCCCAAGCGAGCACGGACTGCCCGAAGCAGATTCAATAAAAGTTCAATATAATAACCCTGTAACCGGACGTAAAAAAACACAGGTTATTCCTCGCTCAAGCTGGAGTCGCATAGAGGCACCAAAGCCAGAGGTTCCGACAACGGATGAAATCGTAAATACCGCCCTAGGGGATAATCCAACACCTCAGAAACTCCAGCAGTCAGGGATGTCCAACATCCGTGTTGAGGGCGATCAGCAAAGCCCAACGGCAGTATCGGGAGATATTGTTCTTAAAGATGGATTGCTTCCGTTCAATGAGAACAAGAATCGAGAGAATGACCCGATCCATGCACTGCTTGATGAAGCCGGAAAGACGGGAGATTACTCCAAGGTGGTCGCAACCGGAGCCCTGCCTGCTCGTTACGAATCAAAATCAAAAAAAACCCACGGAATTTGGACGGGCGGTGAGCTTTCTTCTGCAGATCGGATTGCCCTACTTAACGCGGAAGATGGCGTTACAGACGGAGGAAGATCAGCTTCAAAGGCGCAAGAAATAAAGAACAGATTAGAAAAAGTAAAAGAAACCACGGTTCGGCAGATGAACCAAGGTCTACGGGTTCTTGCTCCGAAAGGATCGATTGCGCCTCCTGGATTTGAATTTACCAAGCTACCAAATGGCTTGATGCAAGTTACCGCTGTTCACGATTACCTTGGAACATCATGGAGAATGCGAGGAGCTTTGGATCCGGTAATGACCAAAGCTAATGGTCATCCTACCTACTTTCCAGGAAAGCCAGACACGTTCAGCGTGGACGTTCCAGTTGGGATCAAAGGCAAATACAGCCAGAAGCGAGGGCCGGACATACTTACAACTAGGTTCAATACGCCAGGTCTTCGTGCAGAGCGGTCTGATATTGCCCGTGAAGGTCACATTACCCGCAGGGAGAATCAGGAAAATTCTGAAAACTCGGAGATCCAAAAGAACCCTCTGAACCATACCGAGTCGCAACTGTTAAACACGGTGGCGGGTCGTGCCCTAGAGCATATCGATAACAGCACTTTCCGAGATTCAGTTAAGGAAGAAGCCAAGTCTGGGGTCGTGCCACGCCTTGCTCGTGATATCCGCAAGAGCGGAAGAAAAGCACCTGAACCTAAAAACGATACCCAGAAGTCTTTGACTTCAATGCTGTTCTCAAACATAGCGAGGATCGCACGAGCCAAGATTGAAGGTGCATCCGACAAGGCTGATGAGGCGGTTGTCCGTGCCGAACAACGAGGTGTAGGTCGTGCAGGTAAAAGCGAAAAAGGCGAAAAGGGAGTTCCGCTTATGCGGAAGGTCAATGGATCCGTGCAAGAAGACGATCTCGCAACCGCAAAGAACCTTTCTTCAGGTCTTCTAGAAAAAGGGATCAAGGTACAAGACTCAGACTACACAAGCGAAGGTCTAAGGAAAATTGAACAGCACTTTAAGGATACGCTAAACAAGGGTGCCGAAGAAACAGACTATACCACCAAGCAGTTGATGGGCATGGAAGCCCTCCTAGAGAAAATAAAAAACAGAACTTTCAACAGGGATGACTTTAGATCTGCCGTAGAGCAAAAGCTGATAGACGCACCAAAGTCATATACTGTAGCCAGAGGAGATGTAGAATCTTCAATCGCAGGGAAAACAATACCAGGATCATCTGGAACACCTGGCGGTGGAACACTTTCCGGTAGCGACGCTTCAAAAATAGAAGAACGTATCCGTAATAATGCAGGCCGTAAGTTGACCGATAAGGAATACTCGCAGGCAGTTCAGTCTACCCTAGAACAGGCCAAACAGCGTCAAATGAAACTGACCAAGGCCGACAAGACTCATCTCACTTCGGTGATGGAATATCACAAGGTGGCGGCTCCTAGGTTGTCGGAAAACAATGTTTACGCCGCATCAAAACAGGCACTTCTCAAGGCTAATGAGAAAACTAAAACTGCCGGCGCACGATCACGGACGTTCTTATCCATTGACGACCCAAACACAGGGTTGTCAGACCTTCACGATGAAGGGGATACCCGCATCGAAGGCGATAATTTTTCAGAGCAAACTACCGACACACAGCCTAAGCCTGTAAGCGACGCAAATCAGGGAGACACAGTTCTAAAAAGTCTTTCTGATCTTCCAGATGGTGTGGGTAGCGACACTCATCCAGCATTCCAAGGTCTACCAAAAGCAAGTAGTGACTTTATCGATAAAGTCGGAATGGATGCACTAGAGCTTCACGAAGCCTTGATTGCGTCGAACAAAAAGTCAAATCTCACCAAGGCTCAACGCAACACTTGGAACAAAATTAAGAAAGAAATTTATGATAACGAAACCAACAGAAGAAACGGAGGAGCCAGAGGTTCCGATGTCCAAGTCGGCGAGGGTTCAACTCCTGTCTCTGGCGATGGCGAAAGCACATCCGACGGATTGGAAAGCCCTGCCAGATCAAGTGAAAATGAAGCTACAGCAGGGGGATCAGTCGGGTCTGGCGGATCTACTGAAGACACAGCCGGAAGCGTTTCAGCATCCGATGCTACAGCACCACGAGGATTCAGCTTGGGAGCATCTCCTGAGCAATCCAGAGCCCTCTCAGCCGCAGTAAAGAGCCGACTCGTTCAGTCGGCAGGGCGACTCTCCGATGCGGAGATCGCAAAGATGTCGCCTGAAGAGATCGACAAAGCGCATACCGCGCTAACCACGCAGGCCGACTCAAGCTCGGCCCATGCTAATGAGCGCATTGAAAGTGCCGCTCCTAGGGTGGAGGATGTGGTCAACAAAACCCTAGGAGAACTTGTAGCCGGTGCCAGGGAGGAAAGTATCAGGAGAACGCCTGCCGAAAGGGCACAGATCATCCGTAAAAACTACGCAGACCTGATTCGCTCTGGTGCTTTCCGTTCCCCTGCCGAATTCCTCACTAGGGTGGCTTCCGGTAAACTAGAAGGAGTTCCTAGCGATCTCGCCCTTGTAGCTCGAACCATGTTGTCGGGAACCAAGGTTGACTGGAACAAAGTTGCCACGCAGATCGGTCGCTTCACCGACAAGACCAGCCCCACAGGAGAAGCTCCTTGGAGCGGACTGGCGACAAAGCAGGGCAAAGGACACAACGTAGCCCTTAACCTGAACGCCCAAGCCGATAGGGGAATCATCGGAACGTATATCCACGAACTCCTCCATACGGTAGAGCGAGACAAGATCACGGGTAAAACAAAGCTAAACCCAACCGAATCCAAGGCACTTGATGAAATCAAGTCAGCCTACAAAGCTTTTTTGGATCGTGCGGGGATTGCCGGAACTCCCGCCGAGATCGAAGCCAAAGCCCGTGAAATGTCTCAGGGCAAAGGCGAGAACGATTACGGATATACTTTCCTGCGTAGCCCGGAAGAATTTGTCCGGGGAATCCAGGAGAGCCCGGATCTCCATGCCCTAGGGCAGTCCCTGGGATTGGATTACGGAGACGGCAAAGGCCCTCTGAAAGGTACCGCACGCAAGGTTTACGGAGCACTTACAGAGCTGGTCTCTGGGCGCAAAGCAGATCAAAACTCCCCTCTGGTTCGTGCTTTCAGTTCTGCATTTGACCTGACGCATAGCAATCCTAGGGAGAACAAAGCATCTCCGTTGCACGCAGAGATGAAGGGCTACGAGCGTCGTGAATCATGGATCAGGGATCAGATCGAACAACGCAACCTACGCGGAACGACCAATGATAGGACGGCTCTGATCAAGGAGTGGAACTCCAAGGAAGGAATTAAAGACGTAGAGCCGGCCAAGGAGAATTCAAGTGGAGAAACATCTCCCAAGGAAACACCAACTCCGACGGACACAAAGAAGCCGGATGAGGAGGAGCCGCCTGCGCCACCAGCCGGATCAGATAAGGGGCCTGAACCAGAGCCTCCTACTCCTGAACCCCCGAAGCCAAAACGAGGAAGGCCAAAGAAAGAAAGCACTCCGGTAGAGCGTAAGCAGGTGGCTGAAATAGCACCGGCACCTGAACCCCCTAGGGTGGAGCAGAAAACCGAAAAGCCGGCTGTCCAGGCAAAGAATGAGGAGGAGCCTGGAGAAACTTACTCGCAAGCAGATCTCCAACGACTTGCCGCTACTGCATCTTATGAGGAGTGGAAGAAAGCCGCTCAATCGGACGCTTCGGAGTGGGGTGGGGCTCCTACAAAAGAAGCGTACAGTGCAATGAAAAAGGTGGGGGCTCGTATGCTTGCCGGCAAGGAAACTCCTTTGGAGTCACCAGCTCGCGAGTCCCTAGGGGAATCGATGTTGCGCCTAGGGCGCGAGAAGGGTCAGGACATGTTCCGTCTCCCCCAAGAACTCTCAAAGAGTGATGACCTGACGGAGGTTCTGAATTCCACGGGTAGCAAATTCTCTTCATTCGATGCCTATGGCATGAAGCTGATTTCTGAAACCCCGATCAAAGGAGATATGGTTCTTTTCCCTGCTACCGACGGAAAGAGAAACGATGGATACTCTGACGGAAAAGTAATCAAAGCCGAGAACGGCGTCCTTACGATTCGCCCAACAGACAAAAGCCCAGACTTTCAACTGCCAGAAACACAGGCGGTTGCCGCAAAGGGATCAGTTCGTCTGTACGATGATTCAGTACCTCACAGCGAAAAAGATAGCCTGACAATCGATTCTTCCGACGGAGCCAACGGAACAATCCGTAAGGCTTCCAGCATTTATCAAGCGATCTACCAATGGGCTCACAACACCGGACAGAAGGTAGTTCCTGACACGACGACCTCATGGGCGGGTCATTTCCGTAGGAACGCACAACAGATCTCATCTGCAATACGAAACCAAGATGCAGAGCATTTCCGGCCTACCATCGATCAGCGTAGCCGGATGTTCCCAAACCTCGACAAGGATGGATCCCTGCGTAAATGGGAGAGCCTAGATACCGCAGGAAAAGTCTCCGCTTTAATGCGTGCCGAGAAGAGTTATATTGAACAAGCCGCACCCGAACTTGTCTCACATAGCTATGACCCAGCCACAGGAAACTTTACCGACGAGAACGGAGCATCAGTATCCATTCACGACATCCGAAGCAGAATTACTGAGGGACTTGCAGAGACGAAAAATGACGGGACTCCTGACCCTTTCCGAGTCGGAGAGGCAAGTCTTAGGAGATATCTGGGTGCGACGAGACCCGCGCTTGAAAACGCTGACGGACTCACAGCTTACAGCGCAGATAATAGCGGACATCTAGACAAAGCCCTTTATTCGGAGGAACGCCCTAGTGTCGTCAGGGACACATTAAGGAAGGTCGGTTCGATCATCCCAGAGGGGGCAAAGGAAACGCTATTTGGTAAAGACATCTCCTCCTACAACGGAGTGAAAACTAGGTTGGCCGGACTCTTTACCGGCCCAGACAAGGGCGTAAACAAAAACGTATCGTTCAGTCACCAAGTGGCTCAGGGCATCAAGCTGAAGGCCGAGAACCACATCAAGTACGCAAATAGGTTGTGGTCTGAAGCCCTGAAGAACGATTACGGCAATAAGATATCCGAAGCGCAGTTGCTTGAAGCACGAACCGCCCTAGGAAACTACGGGAATCCCCTGACCGACCTTGACGTAAAACGTGTCAACGAGGAGCAGGCAAAGAACGGGAGCGAGGCGGCAATCAAACTCGCCAGGGAACTTACGCAAAAGAATCGTGAAACTTACCGGGACGAACAACAAAAAGCTCTGGATTCGCTACCCCCTAGGGCACGGGCGGCTATCGTTTCTTTCCGTGATGGCATTGACTCGTTGCAACAGGAGTTAATCCGGCAGGGCGTGGTCAGTGGTGATCTCAAGGCTACCCTAGAGGAGAATCATGGAATCTATATTACCCGATCCTACGACCATCTGGATGCCGGTTTGACCCATGACGACATGGTCAAGAAGAACCCAGAGCTGGCACGCCGTATGGAGACCAGCACCCGTAACTTTTTGGCAAAGGAAAGGGCGCCGGAGATTCTTAACGAGAACCGCAAGGCCGGCGGAACAATGACAAAAGAGGAGGCACTTCAAGTTGCCAAGGATCAGGTTACAGAGGAAGAGGTTCACGATTCGTTGAACAGGCTTCTAAACCCTAGGGAGAATTCTTTGGATCGCCGGTTCACGATTGGACAGTTCCCTGGTCAAAAAGACCTGAGCACTTTCCTGAAACGCGGAAACCTAGAGGATGACCTCAAGCAGTACCTAGGGGAGCGAAAGGATCCTGCAACTATCGCCGCAGACACAATGGGCAGGCAGGCCGCAGTTCTGGCAAATCATAAGTTCCTTTCAGACCTTCGGGAGTCCGGCCTCAAGGATGGTTCGCTATATGATCCGGCAGATCCAAAGAACAAAGGTAGGTCAATCCCTCACAAGTACGTTCCTATCGCTTCGATCAATAACGAATCATTGGCTCCGCTCAACGGCCTCTTTATCCAAAAAGAAATCGGTGATGGACTGCTTCGGATGCTCCCTAGGATGGGCGCAAGCGACACGCCTTGGTTGCTCGATCTCTTCAAGAAAGTCACGGGTTACTCGATGGGCGCAAAGACCCAGTTCTCGCCGGCGGCGCAGGTTCGTCACAATGTATCCAACCTCCTAGGGTTGGTGACCACCGCCAACTGGCATGGTGGCCTAGTTCCAAAAAACCTGAAGGAAGCGTATGGTAAGATCAATCCGTTCAGCTCCCTAGAGGACGCACGCAACAATCTTCCAGAGATCCAAAGGCTAACCGAGCTAGGTCTGCTCCACCAGTCAGAGGCAAACCGCCTGCTACATGAACTCATCGATGGTAATGAGAACGGAAAACAGACTCCCCTAGGGGACTTCCTACGCAAGATTGCCTCCCCGCTGAACAAGATCGGGGATACCGATATCCGTGGCGTGAAGCTAAAGCATCTCCCTGAAACCCTGTACGGAGTTTCGGATGCGGCTTACAAGGTTGCCATCTTCTACGGCGAGCGTCAGAAATACGCAAACGCCCACCCAGAATGGACGCCGGAGCAGGTAGATCAGAAGGCGGCTCAGATCGCCCTAGATTGTCACTGGAGCTATGACCGATCGCCGGCGATCGTAAAGGAACTCTCCAAGGTTCCTATCGTTGCCCCGTTCGTTCGTTTCAGCTCCGAGGTTTATCGTACCAGCTACAACCTGCTGAAGTTGGCACATGACGAGATCAAGGAAGGCAATGCCACCGGAAACGCGGAGCTTACCAAGATGGGCTGGGATCGTATGCGTGGTATCGCAACGGTCGCCCTAGGGCCGTCCGCCCTGATTGCCATGACTCAGGCCGCAAGTGGCATGACCGACGAGGATCAGGAGGCTCTCCGTAAATTCCTACCTGAATGGCAGAAGAATGCTCAGATCATTCCTTTCCAGAAGGCCGATGGAAAGGTCGGGTACTTCGATCTCTCATGGTGGGATCACTATAAGATTCTTCGCACCCCGATCAAGGCGGTGATCCGTGCGTTCTCCAACGATGAGGGCGACTTTGGAAAAGGACTCCACGACGCAATGATCGACGGAATGGGAGAACTCTTTCAGCCCTTCGATAAGGAACAGCTTACGACCAGTGCGATCATGGACATTGCTCGTAACAAAAACTCAGCCAATGGAGCACCGCTTTACAACCCGCAGGACTCGGCGGCAAACATCGGTCTTGCAGTCACCAACCGCTTGTGGACTGCCCTAAGCCCAGGTGCTATCGACAGCATAAATCGTATTTACAAGGGTGCTACTGGCTATGTTTCAGACAGCGGACGCTCCTACGATGCCGGTCAGGAAATTGCCAACATGGTTGGATGGCGTGCGGCTGACATGAACCTTGCAAACTCGTTGCATTTCACGGGATCCCAGTTCATGCAACAGAGTGCAAACGCTTCACAGCTATTGTCGCACGCCGCAACAAGCATCGGCTCTAGGACGGAACCGCAGGTTACCCAAGGGTACAAGCAAGCGAATGAGGCTCACCAAGCCCTAGTGCAGGATCTACGCACAAAGTACGAGGCGGCAATCCAGCTCGGCATGAGCCCAGAGCAGATACAGACCGCCCTCAAGGGAGCTAGAGTATCTCAGGATGTCATCGACCAAGTTACCAGTGCGACTTACAAGAGATTCCAACCTAGTGCGGCATCGATCAAGCTACTCCAGAGCAGGGGTCAAGACGACCGAGTGCAGTGGTTGCAGAACGCAATCAACGCCACGCCGGAAACAGTAAACCTCAACCTAGGGCACTAGGGCATGAGTCTCTGGGGCGAGGATAGTTCCATCACTCCTCCCGGAGGGTGGTACTACATTCAACCGGGAACCCGGTTCAGGTTCGAGGCTAATACCCTAGGGCAACTGGAGGATAAGGTTTCGGCCCACCGGCGGGGAAATAACATCACCCTAGGGCACCCTAGGGAGGATATCCTGGCGTGGACGCGTTCCCGCCTGGGTGGTGAAGAAGTGCTCTAGGACGCCCTAGAGAGAAAACGAAAGAGGCAAAGCCAAAGACCGGCGAGGTTCAGGCAAAGAAAGAACAGCCTGACCAAGAGGGAAAACCAAAGCTCCTGATCGACTCCGCCTCCCAGTCTTCGCTCATTATGGATCTCCTCGGCGTACCCTAGTGCCCGTTCTAGGAGGTACAACGCATTGAGAAGCAAGATGCCAAAGACTGAGAGGGTGAAGTCCATCCCTAGTGGATGTTGGGAACGACGATGTTGCT